ATGGTTATAACTCTGATTATGATTTTATAGTAATAAGTAAAACTGGACAAATTGGACAAATCATTGAAATACAAAATCTCAGGATTGCTTTACCAGCAACAAATGAACCGTTTAAACGAAGCAAAGAAAAAGCGGAACAAAGATGGGAAAAAGCAGATTACCCAAAAGAACTAAGTAGAATTAAATCAAGGTTTGACTGGGAAGATTATGACACTGAATTTAAAGAAAAGTGGTATGATTATATCGATAAAGAATTTACAAGAAGAGATCAAGGTTACTGGTTCTATAACAACGGCACTCCTATTTATATTACTGGTACTCATTACATGTACTTACAGTGGTCAAAGATCGACGTTGGAGCACCAGACTATAGAGAAGCAAATAGATTATTCTTTATATTTTGGGAAGCATGCAAGGCAGATAACAGATGTTACGGGATGTGCTACCTTAAAAACAGAAGGTCTGGATTTTCATTTATGTCCTCAGCAGAGCTTGTTAATCAAGCGACGATATCCAGTGACTCCAGATTCGGTATATTATCTAAGTCTGGATCAGATGCTAAAAAAATGTTTACAGATAAAGTCGTGCCAATATCCGTTAACTATCCGTTTTTCTTCAAGCCGATCCAAGACGGTATGGATCGTCCTAAGACAGAACTGGCGTATAGGGTTCCGGCTTCAAAACTTACTAGAAGAAAGCTTGAGAGTAATGAGCAACTAAGAGAACTAGATGGACTTGACACAACTATTGACTGGAAAAATACCGGCGACAACTCTTACGATGGTGAGAAATTAAAATTATTAGCACATGATGAAAGTGGAAAATGGGAAAGACCAGACAACATACTAAACAACTGGCGAGTTACAAAGACTACACTAAGGCTAGGATCAAGAATCGTAGGCAAGTGTATGATGGGTTCAACTTCAAACGCATTAGATAAAGGTGGAAACAACTTCAAAAAATTATACTATAATTCAGACGTTACAAAGAGAAATCGTAACGGACAAACTTCTTCTGGACTCTATTCTTTGTTCGTCCCTATGGAATGGAACTACGAAGGATTCATGGATTCTTACGGATTACCTGTTTTCATTAGAGAAGAAAATCCAATCAAAGGAGTTGACGGTTACGACATTACAACAGGCGTTATTGAGCACTGGGAAAATGAAGTTGAAGGATTAAAAAATGATCAAGACAGTTTAAATGAATATTACAGACAGTTTCCAAGAACTGAACAACATGCTTTCAGAGACGAATCAAAACAGTCTATATTTAATTTAACTAAAATATACCAACAAATAGATTACAACGAAGAAATAAATAATTTAAGTAGAGTTTCTAAAGGTAATTTCCAGTGGGTAAATGGTGTTAAAGATACTAAAGTTGTATTCTACCCTAATGATAAAGGTAGATTTATGGTTTCTTGGGTACCAAATTTAGGATTACAAAATAAAGTTATAATAAAAAATGGCATTAAATATCCAGGCAACGAGCATATTGGAGCTTTTGGTTGTGACTCTTACGACATTAGCGGTACTGTTGACGGTAAAGGTTCTAATGGATCGCTACACGGATTAACTAAATTTTCCATGGAAGATGCTCCGCCTAATCATTTCTTTTTAGAGTATATATCAAGACCTCAAACAGCTGAGATATTCTTTGAAGACGTGTTGATGGCTTGTATATTCTACGGCATGCCAATATTAGCTGAAAATAATAAACCTAGATTATTATATTATTTTAAACGTAGAGGTTATAGAGGTTTTTCAATAAATAGACCAGATAAAATTTGGAATAAATTATCTACAACAGAAAAAGAAATTGGTGGAATACCTAATTCAAGTGAAGACATTAAGCAAGCTCACGCGGCTGCTATTGAATCTTATATAGAAACTCACATTGGATATTCTAACGAAGAATATGGTGATATGTATTTTCAAAAAACACTAGAAGACTGGGCTACTTTTGACATAAACAACAGGACAAAGCACGATGCTTCTATAAGCTCTGGTTTAGCAATAATGGCTTGTAATAAAAACAAGTATACGCCCGTGCCTATGATTACTAAAAAAAGTATTGATTTAGGTATAAAAAAATATAATAACGAAGGAAGTTTATCTAAAATAAAAAAATAAATGCAAATACAAACTTATAATGGCAGTTCATTCCCGGATCAGGTGGTACCTGACGAGGTTAAAGAAAGTTTAGACTACGGCAGGCAAGTTGGTAGAGCGATTGAAGGAGATTGGTTTAGCGGTACTAGAACTGGCGTGTCAGGCAGGTATAACACTAATTATAATAATTTTAGAAATTTAAGATTATACGCGAGAGGCGAACAAACAGTTCAAAAATACAAAGATGAGTTAGCAATTAATGGTGATTTATCTTATTTAAATTTAGACTGGAAACCAGTACCTATTATACCTAAGTTTGTAGATATAGTAGTTAATGGCATGGATGGCAAGCTATATGATGTTAAAGCTTATGCTCAAGATCCAGAGTCAATAAAGAAAAGAACTCAATATGCAGAAGCTCTACTAAGAGATATAGAAGCAAAAAAACTTATAGATCAAATACAGAGTGTAACAGGCATGAATATGTATTCTACTTCTAATCCAGAAGATCTTCCTCAAAATAGAGAAGAATTAGATGTACATATGCAATTAACTTACAAGCAATCAATTGAAATTGCAGAAGAAGAAGCTATAAACAACACTTTAGCATTTAACAAGTACGAACTTACTAGAAGAAGAATGGCGCAGGATTTAGTAGTTTTAGGCATTGGCGCTGTTAAAACTTCTTTTAACTTGTCTGAAGGTGTTACTGTAAAGTACGTTGATCCGGCTGACTTAGTTTATTCATATACTGATGATCCAAACTTTCAAGATATATGGTACGTAGGGGAAGTTAAATATATAAGTTTAAATGAACTTAAAAAAGAATTTCCTTACTTAGATGATGAAGATTTAGAAACAATACAGCAGTACCCTGGTAGCGCTAGCTACAACTATCAATTTAACGGCAGACAAGACAACAATAGTGTAGCTGTTTTGTATTATGAGTATAAAACTTATAGTAATCAAGTTTTTAAAATAAAAGAAACTAACACTGGCTTGGAAAAAGCTATTGAAAAACCAGATACTTTTAATCCACCTAAAAACGATAACTTTGATAGAGTATCAAGATCTATAGAGGTATTGTATCAAGGAGCAAAAATTTTAGGCCACGACATGATGTTAAGCTGGAAGCTAGCTAAGAATATGGTAAGACCAGATTCTAATTTAGTTAAAGTAAATATGAATTATAACATATGCGCTCCTAAGATGTATAAGGGTCGTATAGAGTCCTTAGTTAGTAGAATGACAGGTTTTGCTGATATGATCCAACTAACTCATTTAAAGCTTCAACAAGTTTTAGCTAGAACAGTGCCAGATGGTGTTTTCTTAGATGTAGATGGGTTAGCAGAAGTTGACTTAGGTAATGGTACTAATTATAATCCAGCAGAAGCATTGAATATGTATTTTCAAACTGGTAGTATATTAGGTAGATCGATGACTCAAGATGGTGGCGCAAACCCAGGTAAAGTTCCAATACAAGAGCTACAATCCGGATCAGGAGCTGCTAAGATGCAGTCTTTAATTCAAACTTATCAATATTATCTACAAATGATGAGAGATGTTACCGGTCTTAATGAAGCTAGAGATGGTAGTCAGCCAAATAAAGATTCTTTAGTAGGTTTACAAAAGCTTGCTGCTGCTAATTCTAATACAGCAACTAAACATATAGTACAAGCTAGTTTATATCTATCAGCTAGAACATGCGAAAATATATCTTTAAGAATAGCTGACATGCTAGAGTTTCCTCTAACTAAAGAAGCTCTAAAGTCAAGTATTAGTTCTTACAACGTAGGTACATTAGAAGACATGCAGAATTTAAATATGTTTGAGTTTGGTATATTTTTAGAGTTAGTTCCAGACGAGGAAGAAAAAGCTCAACTAGAGCAAAACATACAAGTAGCATTACAGTCACAATCTATAAACTTAGAAGATGCTATAGAGATAAGAGATATTAAAAACTTAAAGCTAGCTAATCAATATATAAAGATTAAAAGAAAACAGAAAGCTGCTGAAGATCAACAAAAGTCTCAAGCTAACATACAAGCTCAAGCTCAAGCAAATGCAGAGTCTAGTGAAAGAGCTACATTGGCTGAAATGCAAAAACAACAAGCGCTAGCAGAGACAACTCTTCAAATAGCTAAAGGTAAATCAGAATTTGAAATAAACAAAATGCAGCAAGATGCAGAGTTGAAAAAACAAATGATGCAGATGCAGTTCAAGTTTGACAAAGAGTTAAAACAAATGGAAGTAGATAGACTTTTTGAAAAAGAAAAGCTAATAGAAGATAGAAAAGATACAAGAACAAAGATTGAAGGTACTCAGCAAAGTGAAATGATTAATCAAAGAAATTTAAATTTACCACCTATAGATTTTAAACAAGGTGGCGGGGCACAAGACTCTATACCCGAAGCAATAGTAGAGTAATTATTAACTATTATATTATATTATGTCAGAAGAAATAAAAGAAACAAAAGGAGGAGAGTTGACTCAAGGTGAATTTAAAATTAAGAAAAAACCAAATAAATTAATTAAAGAAAACACTCCATTGAAAATAAATCTTAATAAAGAAAAAGTAGAAGAAGAGGTAAAAGAAGAGGTAAAAGAAGAGGTAGAGAAAAAAGTAGAAGAAGTGATAAAAGAAGAAGTTGATTTAAAAAAAGAAGAATCAACAGAACCTATTATACAAGAAATTACTGAAACTGAAGAAAAAAAAGAAGAAGTAAAAAAAGAAACAAAACCTCAACTAAACTTAGAACTACCTGAAGGTTTAGATAAGCTTGTTAAGTTCATGAAAGAAACAGGTGGAACTGTTAAAGATTATGTTAGATTAGACACTGATATTTCTAGTGTTGATGAAAATACTTTATTAAGAGAATATTACAAAAGTACTAAGCCACATTTAGACAATGAAGAAATTGATTTTATAATGGAAGATCAATTTGGATTTGATAAAGAGTTGGATGAAGAGCGAGATATAAAGAAAAAGAAACTCGCCTTTAAAGAAGAAATTGCAAATGCCAAAAGTTTTTTGGAAGAGACTAAGGATAAATATTACGAAGAGATCAAGTTGAGACCTAGTATAACCGAAGATCAACAAAAAGCAACGGACTTTTTCAATAGATACAACAAAGAACAAGCAAGAGCAAATACACAACAGCAAGAGTTTATTGATTTAACTAACGAATATTTTTCCGAGGATTTCAAAGGTTTTGAGTTTAACGTAGGAGAAAAGAAGTTTAGTTATAATATTAATAATGCTCAAGAGGTAGGCAAGACACAGGTTAAGTTATCAGAATTCACTAAGATGTTCTTAAATGAAGATGGTTCAATAGCCGATCATAAAGGCTACCACAAAGCTATGTTTGCTGCTAGAAATGCTGATACTATAGCTAAACATTTTTATGAACAAGGTAAATCCGATGGAATTAAAGATGTAGTTGATAAATCTAAAAATATAGAAGCATCATCACGACCTCAAAATAATGGTGATATTTTTATTGGCGGATTAAAAGTTAAAGCAGTGTCTGGCGTTGATAGTTCTAAGTTGAAAATTAAAACAAAAAATAAAAACTAAAAACTAAAATTATGAGTTTATCAGGTGGGAGTTTTCCCGCGTCAATAGTCCCTTCTCAAAACAGAATGGCATTGAGTTCTAACTTTTTAGAATTCAATACTGGAGCTGGAAAGGACTTTGCACAACAATATCTACCGGAGCTTTACGAAGCAGAAGTAGAAAGATACGGAAACAGGACTTTGTCTGGTTTCTTGAGAATGGTAGGAGCTGAAATGCCTATGACTTCTGATCAAATTATTTGGTCTGAACAAAATAGATTACATATCTCTTACAAAAAGGTAACACAAGCCATAACTGAAACAGGTGCTAACACTGGTGTATTCCAAGTTACTCCAAGTTTGGATAACCCAACTGGTAAAAACAGCGCTACTAGCATAGCTGTAAGAAAAGGACAAACAGTTCTTTTATCAGATGAAGCTACTGGTTTGGTAACTGCTAAAGTTCACGTGACTGAAGTATTTGACACCGCGCAAGGTGCTGGAAATCCTGTAGTTGACGGAGCTTCTAATGCTTTAAGTTTTACATGTTCACCTTATGGGAGTGACGATTTACCTGCTGGTTTATTAGGAACTACAGGCGTCAATATGTTTGTATACGGTTCTGAGTTTAAAAAAGGTACTAACGGAATGTCAGGTTCTATTGAGCCATCTTTTACTCAATTTGCTAACAGACCTGTAATTATCAAAGACAAATACGAAATCAATGGTTCTGACACTGCTCAAATTGGGTGGGTTGAAGTTGCTACTGAAGACGGAACGTCTGGATATTTATGGTATCTAAAAGCTGAGTCTGAAACTAGATTACGTTTTGAAGATTATCTTGAAATGCAAATGGTTGAAGGTGAAAATTCTAAAACAGCTGCTGGTGGTGCTACTACTTTAAGTGGTCAAGGTTTAGACGGTTCTCAAGGTTTATTTGCTGCTATCGAAGACAGAGGTAACATATACTCTGGTTTTGCTGGTGCTGCTGCTCCTGGTTCAGGTGCAATGGGAGATTTTGATGAAATACTCAAAAACTTAGACAAGCAAGGTGCTATTGAAGAAAACATGCTTTTCTTATCTAGATCTACTGCTCTTGATTTTGACGATATGATTGCTGCTATGGCAGGTGGAGGTTATGCTTCTACAGCTTCAGCTTCTTATGGTTTATTTGACAACGAGCAAGAGATGGCATTAAACTTTGGATTTACTGGATTCAGAAGAGGTTCTTATGACTTCTACAAAACTGACTGGAAATATCTAAACGATGCATCTACAAGAGGGTTAGACAAAGCTATTGATGGTGTACTTGTTCCTGCTGGAACTTCAACAGTATACGATCAAATGTTAGGATCAAACATCAGACGACCTTTCTTACACGTAAGATATAGAGCTTCTGAAACTGAAGATAGAAGATTCAAAAACTGGATTACTGGTTCAGTTGGAGGAGCTTATACTTCTGATTTAGATGCAATGTCTGTACACTTCTTATCTGAAAGATGTTTAGTTACACAAGCTGCTAATAACTTCGTGTTATTCAAAGGAGCTTAATTATTTATTAACATTTAAAAAATAAGAAAATGGGATATGTGAAATTAAAAAAAGCAAGTGGCTTTGATTTAGTATCTGCTGACAATGTTGGCGATGTAAAATTAGACACGGCAACTACAGGTGATAGTATTGTTATTCAATATCTTTCACAGTGCAAAGTTGTAATTACCGCTGGTACAGGTGCTAGTGATAACTTTGTGCAAGCAGACGTTGACAAAATTGCAGATGCAATTGATGTTATAAACGGTGCTTCTGGAAAAGCTCCTTTAACAGAGCTTAGTTTACCAGTAACTGGTGTTACTATGAGTGTATTAGCTCAACCAACATCATAAAAACAATAATAAGATCCCGTTTCGGCGGGGTCTTTTTTTAAATTATTATATTATATTATATTATGGAAACAAAAGAAAAGAAAAAGCCTGTGGCTAAAGCCTCGGCAACTCCTGAAGTAAAAAAAGATACTTGGGAATATAAAGATAGAACATACTATCTAATTGATGGCAAAAATCCTTTAACATACACTTTACCTAGTAAACATACTAGAAAATATCCTTTAGTCTGGTTTGATCCAGAAAAAGGTTATGAAAGAGAGTTAAGATACGCCACTAATCAAAATTCTATATTTGTTGATGAACAACAAGGTCAAGTTACTTTACAACATATAGTTTTTGAAATGGGTATGCTTATGGTACCCAAAGAAAAAAGAAATTTACAAGAGTTCTTAAGTAAACATCCTCATCGTAGTTTACTGTTTGCTGAATACGATAAAATTGAAGAAGCAGTAGATGAAGTTGAAGATATAGAAGTTCAATTGATAGCAATGAATGCTGCTATGGAAATGGATCCTGATTTTGCAGAAGCTATATTAAGAGTTGAGTTAGGTTCTAAAGTATCTGAACTAACTTCTAAAGAGCTTAAGAGAGATTTATTACTGTTTGCCAAGAATCAACCAAATTTATTTATTGAAATAGCTAACGATGAAAATGTACAATTAAGAAACATAGCTATTAGAGCAAGAGAAAATAATATTATAAAACTCAGTGGAGATAACAGAATTTTTTCCTGGGCATCTAATGATCGTAAGCTAATGACAGTACCTTTTGATGAGAACCCATATTCAGCAATGGCTGCGTGGTTCAAGACAGATGAAGGTGTTGAAGTTTTTAAATCAATAGAGAAAAAACTAAAATAACATGTAACAATAGTATAAAGGCCCGTTCACTCGGGCCTAATACGCAAAAATAAAAAAAAACAAAATGGCTATAAACATAAATCAGGTATATAAGTCTGTACTTGTAGTATTGCAACAAGAAAAAAGAGGTGTGCTAACACCTACTGAATTCAACAAAGTTGCTACACAAGCACAGCAAGAAATATTCATAGAGTATTTTGATGAACTAAACCAGTTACTGAGACAACCTCAAACGAGTCTAGCATACGCTGATAGATATGCTTTATTAGACGAAAAGATACAAATATTTAAAAGAGTTGAAACTCTTAGCACATCTGCTACTGGAACTGTAACACCAACTACAGCGGTTCAAGAATTAGGTGATGTTGTTTATTTTGAAACAGGATCTAGCGCAGGTAGAGAAGTTCAAAGAATACAAAAACACGAGGTTTATACTACTAACCAATCTCCACTAACTGCACCAACTACTAGATACCCTGTATATACTTATGAAAATAATGTCATACAGCTATACCCATCGACCATTGTTAATGGAACAAATGATATTCAGTTAAACTTTTTAAAATATCCAACAGACGTTAAATGGGGTTTCACTATTGATACAGAACTTGGTAATTACATTTACAATGCACAAAGCTCTGTAGATTTTGAGTTACATCAATCGGATGAGCCTATGTTAGTAGATAAAATACTAGGTTATGCAGGTGTTATGACTAGGGATCAGCTAGCTTTACAGTTGGCAAATAGCAAAGAACAACAAATAGATATTGACGGACAAAAATAAAAATTATGGCAACAACACCCTTATCAAACGCTTTTATATCACTTAATGATATTATAAATAACTTTTTAATTTCTTATACTGGACCTGGTAGATTAATACCAGATGCTATAAGAACAGAAGTTATATTTCATGCTCGTAGATGTCTGCAAGAGTTTGCTTACGAAACTATAAAAAGTCAATTTACAGAAGGACCTACTGCTGTTACGGTTTCAACTGCAGTTGCTTTACCAACAGATTTTGTTGCTGTAATATCAGCAATAAACACTGGTTTTTCTGCATCTCAGCCACTCACTGAAGTTCCTACGCTAGCTGAACTTACCTCGGGAGAGTTTTTTATAGACTACGCAGCTAAAACAATTAAATACGGAAATAATGGTAATGCAACGTTAACTTACTTATCAAATGCACTTACCACAGATGAATCTGCTGCTATACCAAAGCTAGCAGAACAAGCTTTATACGCATGTATGATTTACGCTATACTTGCAAATAGAGAAAAAACTAGACCAGACGTGTTACAGAGATTACTTATAGAAAAAACAGACAAACTAGAAAGAGCTAAATCAAGACTGGTATTTACTAACTTCGATTAAAACAATAATATGGCGATTAATGTAAACACAGTGTACACGACGGTGTTGAGTATACTTAACAAAGAACAGCGTGGTTACTTAACTCCATATGAGTTTAATCAAGCAGCTACTCAAGTTCAGTTAGATATATTTGAGAATTACTTTAAAGATTTAGACAAGCAATTAAGAATACCTCAAAATGAATTTGACTATAGTAATCCTATAGAAAATATTGATGATGAGTTATCTACATTTAAATGCTTAGGTGAATGTACATACCAAAGTTCTTTGCGGTTTACTACACCAACTGTAGATTTATTAACAAACACAGCTGTAGTTTATGATGACGCTCCTACATCTAATCAATTTGCTTTTTATAGATTAGGAACAGTCACTTCTGGATCTACTAAACCTGTAGAAATAGAAAGACTACAAAGAGATTATTTTTACAACATAGATAGATCTGATTTAACAGCACCTAGCGCAAATTATCCTGTATATCTATATGAGAATAAAGAATTAACAATAAAACCTAGCACTATTACAGCAAACGTAGAAGCAAGCTTTATAAGAAAACCTAGAAACGTTGTTTGGGCTTATAGTGTAAATGCAGCTCTAGGTAACTACGTATATCAACCATCTAGCACAGGCGCTGGTGTTATACCTACTACTGGATCTGTAGACTTTGAAATAAGTAGTAACTACCAGACTGAAGTTATACTAGAAATACTTAAATATGCTGGAGTAGTAATAAGAGATCCTCAAATAGTTCAAGCAGCAGCTCAAGAACTTGCAGATAAATAAATTTAATATTAAAAGAAAATAAATATGGGACTAATAACTGAAACTAACGCTCAATACTATTCAGGTCAACAAACATTTTCTAATTTAGCAGGTGTATCAAACCCAACTTTTAATTGTACTTTTAATGTTGATGTTGTTAGTGCTTTTGATAGCTCTGGCGGCATGGTTTCATCTGCTTCTAATTACACTATATATATAAATAATGTTGCTCAAGCGGAAAATTTATCTTATGTATCTAACCCATCTAGTAATATAATAACACTTAGAAATGGTCCATATACTGGATCTATTTATATACAGTTAAAAAAACCTGCAATAGAAGAAAATTATGGCAGTTACGAATATACTAGTCTAAACGATGTTATAAACAACTTTATAGTAGCTTACGTTGGTGAAGATAAATTAATAAATAGAATTAGTAGAACTGATGTTATATTCCACGCTAAAAGAGGTTTACAAGAGTTTAGTTATGATACTTTAAAAAGTATTAAATCTCAAGAATTAACAATACCACCTGGTTTAGGTGTTGCAATACCACAAGACTATGTAAACTACGTTAGATGCTCATGGATAGACAGTAGTGGTGTTCAACATATAATATATCCAGTTAATAATCTAACATCCTCACCTTTTACTTTACCTCTACAAGATGAATCAGGAATCCCAATACAAGATTCTTTTAGTAAAAATATTCAAGCAGATCAATCTTTAACAGAAGAAAAATGGAACACAGCTAGTGGCAAAGATATAACTGGAGAGATTGACAAAGATGACGTCAATGTATATAGTAGAGATTGGTGGAAATTAACTTATGGACAAAGATATGGTTTAGATCCGCAGGTATCACAAATGAATGGTTGGTTTCAAATAAATGAGAGAGAAGGTAAATTTACTTTTTCTAGTGATTTAGCCAATAAACTAATAGTTTTAGAATATATCTCAGATGGATTAGCCTATGACATAGATTCTAAGGTGCCTAAGATGGCCGAGGATGCATTATATGCTCATATTAATCATTCTATACTATCAACAAAAACAAATATCCCAGAATACATAGTTCAAAGATACCAAAGAGAAAGATCAGCAAAATTAAGAAATGCTAAGATAAGATTATCAAATATAAAACTTGATGAAATAGTTCAAGTAATGCGTGGTAAATCTAAATGGATTAAACACTAATTATGCCAGAAATAAAAAATACTTTTATCAAGTCAAAGATGAACAAAGATCTTGACGATAGACTTTTATCTAATGGAGAATATAGAAATGCTCAAAACGTAAATATAAGTAGATCTGAAGGTGAAGATGTTGGTGCTTTAGAGAATGTTTTAGGAAATAAATTATTATCATCAGTAACCCTTACTCAAACTAGTGAAATCATAGGGTATATAAAAGATGATATAAACAACTGTGTTTACACTTTTTCAACTAATTATACTGATACTTCAAGTGATGAATTGAGTAATCCGGCACCCTATGGCGCTGAATGTAGAATAGTTAAAACAGATTTATCCACAGGTACAGATTCTATCTTAGTTCAAGGCAGATTTTTAAATTTATCTAAAACACACCCTATATATGGTGTTAATTTATTAGAGGATTTATTGTTTTGGACTGATGACAGAAACCAACCTAGAAAAATAAACGTAAAAAAAGTTTCTAGTCTTACTTATTATTCTACAGAAGACACAATATCTGTAGCTAAATATTACCCATATAAAGTACCTAAACTATATGATGAGGTTAGTGTTAACGTAAAAAACTATTCATCAGCAGGCCTACCAACTTATGATTATAAAAATTTTGTTACTTTAGCAGATGCTAAAAAACTAAAAGCAGGCATGATGCTTTTGAAGGGTGGTAATAGCGTTCCATCTAACCCAGGCTCAACGTTGGAAAGATTTATAGTAGCTGTTTCTGAGGGCAATAATAATACTAGTTATTTTTTAACTAATGAACAAATTGTAACTACCGCAAACACTGTAGTAGCTTTTGGTTTTTCTAATTCTAAAAATTCATTTAAAAAGTATTTAGATTATTCTATAATAGGAGCTGCTGTAAGGTACGACGCTGATGTAACTTTAGGCTTAAGACAAGTTGATTATTTGGTGTCTAGCGAATCAAACATGGTTAATAACACCTCTGTGGGTGGTCCAAGTCGTACTTTAGTAAATGTTCCTTTTACCACTAATGGGAGTGGAACTAATGCTACTATTGATGTTGAGATAGCAAGTGGAAGTATATCGAGAGTTATAGTAACTAGCGCGGGTAGTGGTTACTCAGTAAATGATACAATAACAATTAATACGGCTATAATCAAATATGCCTCTATTACTCAAACTGCTCTTGGGAGCAACTACACAGTAGGCAGCGTATTATCCGTGCTTGGTAGTGGAGCAGATGGAACAGCTTTAGTTTCTAGTTCAAGTGGAAATGCTACTCTTCAAAGTACTGGTGCAGGTTATATAAATGGTAGCAATGTGACACTTCCAGCTCCATTTGGGTCTGGTTCAGCTGCGGGATTTACTTACAACTATGGTTCAGGAACTTTAGTTTGGACTCTATCTGCTGGTAATTTTATAAATGTAGATGCTCCAACTGCTAAAACTTTCTTTTGGTCTGGTAGTTCTATTCCTTACACTAAAATGCTTGTTAATTGCCCTGGATTCACAAGTCCTGACACTGTTATTACCGCGTCAGCATACCAAGGCGCTGCTCCAGATGGAGTAAATTATTATAAAATAACAACTAATATAGATCACAACATACCTACTTCAAGTACTTTAAATGCCGTTGCTATGGTTGAGTTTAGTTGGCCAAATCCTAACTATAATTCAGCATTTGCTGGAGACTCTGAATTATTAAAAGATAAATTTGTTAGATTTGCTTATAGATTTAAATTCGATGATGGAGAATATTCATTAATATCACCTTTTACTCAACCAGTCTTTGTGCCTAAGCAAAGAGGTTTTATACAAGAAAGCGTTTCTGAAATAGCCTTAACAGATCCAGGTTTAGGAGCAGTCACTTCTAGTGGAAACGTAATAGGCACTGCAATTCAGAATTTTGCAACAGGTGAAGAAGATATTCAAGCTAGTACTATAGTAAGCTTTTTTGAAAACAGCATAGATACTATTAGTTTGCAGATTGAAATGCCTTACCCGCTTGGTGACTCAAGTAATCCTAATACTTTAGATATAAAATCAAAGCTTGGTGTTGTAGAAATAGATATACTATATAAAGAATCAGACGGTTTAGCTGTTAAAATCGTTGATACAATACCTAGTGAAATATTTAGATTAAATGAAGACGGAACTGTAAATACTTCTAATATTTTCACATATAACTACCAATCAAAAGAACCATTTAAATTAATATCTCCAACTAAAGAAATAGAAAGAGTTTACGACAAAGTACCTATTAGAGCTCTAGCTCAAGAATCTGCTGGTAATAGAATAATTTATGGAAATTTTATAGATAAGCACACACCTCCAAGCTCTATAAAATATAATGTTAGAATAACAGAAAAAGAAACTCCAACTATTTCTAATATAACTAATTCTACCGTTCAGACTCTACAAGCAGGCAAAGAAATTAGTAACTCATATTTATCTTACCCTACACATACTCTTAAGCAGAATAGAAATTACCAAGTTGGTTTTGTTCTAGCTGATAGATATGGTAGGCAATCAGACGTTATCTTATCACCTTTAGACAATAAACAATACAAAACAGTCGTGAGCAACATAAATAATTTGTATGAATCATCAACAATTTTTAATCCTTATTTTAATAGTTATTTTACTAGAAACATAGCAACGTGGAGAGGTGATATGTTGGAGATATTGCTAAGAGAAGCTATACCAGCAACATCAACAGCTGATGGATATCCTGGTATATACAAAAGCGGTAGATACGACACTACACTAGGAGCAGCTGTGAGTAGTTCAAATATAATTGTTTGTAATGAATTAGATTCTAATGCTGCAGTTGGTGATATTGTAGTTATAGAATCTAATGTATTAGCTATTGTAGCATTAAACTTTACTACAAAAAAAATTACTTTGTCTAGTCCTATCAGCGCAGCCATTGATACTGATGTTGAAATATATGGTCCAGAAAATAAATTAGGATGGTATAGTTACAAAATAGTAGTAAAACAATTAACACCAGATTATTACAACGCGTATTTAGGTAATGTTGCTTATTTATCTCCTAACTCAGCTTTAGCTAGTAGTTTAGGTAATTATGCTTTTTCAGGTAGTAGTTTTGTATCTAGTTTGTTAGCTGACAATGTTAATAAAATTCCAGCAGACTTAATACAAGTAGCTCCTGAACAAAATCAATTTGGAACTAGTGATGCTTTGCTATATCCTAGAGTTGGCGGAACAATACTAAGAGACAACGCAACCATAGATTATATATATACTCAAAACTTTTTGCTTGGAGCTCAATCTGCTTCTATAAACGCATATGGTAAAATAAGAGATATAGGTGTGGCAGAAGTTACCTTCGACAGTGCTACTCCTCCAGTGCCTAACGGCTTTAAAACCCCTGTACAGTCTAGTGGTGTCCAAAGCGCTTCAAGCGATCCTACAGCTATAATACTAACAATGCCTAATGCAGATGTAATAGGTAGAGCCTATTGGAGACCAACTGGTCTTTATATATTTGAAGTAGGTGCTTTACAGTCTAAAATAGAAATATTTTGGGAGACATCTACGTGTGGTTTAGTTTCAGATTTAAACAATTTAGTAGCAGCAGGTCCTACATCTTCTGTGGTTCTACCAGATGCACCTATAACACCAGGAACACCGTTAGATGATTCAGTCCCTGTTGAACAATAAATTAATTCACAAATATGTCAGCAATAATACAAGTAGATTTCTTTAACAGCTATATAATAAGAAAAGTTAGATGCCAAAGTCAAGCACAAACCGCTGGAGCTACAGCAACTGTATTTATGTCTCCTGGCGTTACTCCTTATCAAGATATAAGTACTGGTACTTCTAATAGAAACTACTACATTGAAGAAGCTAGAATAAGAGGTGGTTTTAATAATACATCTACTGATCAAGGCGCTAGAGCATACTTAGACGAGCCTTTTCCACTTCAACAAAAAAGAATAAACACACTTATATATTCTGGTGTTTATAATTCTAGAACTGGTATAAACAGAACTAACGTATTCTCTGTAGGTGATGCCATAACTAAATCTATAGATCCTGTTTTTGGTTCTATACAAAAGCTTTATGCTGAAGATACTAACTTAATAGTTTGGCAAGAAAACAAAATACATAGGGCTTTAATAGATAAAGATACTATATACACAACCGAAAGTGGTACACAAACTCAGGCAGGTGCCGCGGTTATAGGTCAGTTTGTTCCTTACAAAGGAGAGTATGGAATAAGTAAAAACCCAGAATCATTTGCAATATATAACTATAGGAAGTATTTTTCAGATAAAAGTAGAAACTCTATAATGAGACTATCTAATGATGGATTAACTGAAATAAGCATGTATGGAATGCAAGATTATTTTAGAGATGAGTTAGCTACAGTTCTTGATGATAAGCAAACTACAAGTATTGATATAGCTGGTGGAAGTGTATTTGCCGGTGGGGGTAATGGTGATTTTTATGTAAACATACCTGATTCGGTGGAAACTAGAAAAATAACACCAGGTATGACAATAGCAAGTCAAAATGGAGGTTATGTAACTAATATTAGAATTTTATCTGCTAATACAGTAAGTCAAGTTTTGTATTCTCAAGCTTTTGTAGGAGGTGTAGTAGCAGGCGGAGTTTTGTCTTTTCAATATAAAACAAAAGGAAAAGTAATTGGTGGTTGGGATATACACAATAGAAATTATTTAATATCACTTCAAAAATCTCCTAATCAAGTTAGCTCAAGTGAATCAAGTTTTAAGACAGTAGCTTTTGATGAGAAAATAAATGGTTGGGTTAGTTTCTTTACTTTTAAACCAAACCAAATGTTTAGTGTGTTAAACAAGTTTTATACTGTAGATGAACATGACATATACGAACATTACGCAGGCGATGTAGCAAACAATAGAGGCTTGTTTTATGGAGTGAGAAAACCTTCCAATGTTACATTTATATTTAACGATCAATCCTCAATAGTTAAAAATTTTCAAACTACTTCTTATGAAGGTAGTAATGGTTGGGAAGTAACCTCATTTAAATCAGGCTTTACAGGTTATGATCCAAATCCAAACGGTACTTCAACCTACGTTCAAGATCAAGACCAAAACTATGAAAAATTAGGCATTGCTATAAGAAGTTATGATGAAGGTTTGTACAATGACAGCGTTACAGGACAACCTTTGAGAGCTGGTTTCAATAGAAAAGAAAATAGATATGTAGCAAACTTAATATCTAATTCCACCGCTAGGGCTGGTGAAGTTATTTTTGGAAATCAAATGTCTGGTATTAAAGGTTATTTTGCAACCGTAACTATAGAAACAGATGAAACAACTCAGTTAGGAGGAGCTAAAGAACTTTGGTCAGCTGGAACTAAATACGTTGTATCATCATATTAAATTAAATTAAATGGAATTTCAAATAAGAAAAATTAAAGAAAAAGATTATGACCTACTAGTTAGCTGGTGGAAGGAGTGGGGCTGGGATGCAGTACCTAAAGATATGTTGCCAAGCAATGGTGGTGATGGTATAATGCTAGAGAAAGATGGAAAACCTATAATAGCAGGTTTTGTATATTTTGGTTATGATAATATAGCTTGGTTAGACTATATAGTAGCAGATAAAAACGCGGAAAGATTAACTAGAGCTAAATCTTTAATAAACTTATTAGAAGTTGTTGAAGAGCTAGTTAAAAAAGCTGGTAAAAAATATATTATAACAGTCACTGATAACAAAAGTTTAATGTCTACATTTGTTAAGAAAAACTGGTACGTAGACAAAGATCCTTTGCACAAGGTAGTTAAAATAATAAAATAAATCAATAAATATGGGTTGTTCAAAGAATAATACTGCTTTAGAAAACGCAGAACAAGATAGACGAAATAAAATTAACGCAGCTAGAGATAAAGGTAAAAAATTAATAGCAGCTAAACAAGCTCATTTAGATAACTTACTAAAGAATAGACAGCCTGCTATAAACCCATATGCAGGAATGACTAATCAAATGGCTAATTTAAGCGTGTCTACTAAAGCGGCTGAGTTTCAAGCTGAACAAACAGACATGGCTTTGGCAAACACATTAGATACTATTGCAGCTACAGGTGGTGGCGCCGGTGGTGCTACAGCATTAGCACAAGCGGCACTACAAAGTAAAAAAGGTATAGCAGCTTCATTAGAACAACAAGAAGCAAATAATCAGAAGCTAGCTGCGCAAGGCGCACAGCAACTGCAGACCCAATTAGCAGAAGGTGAAAAATTCAAGTTTGATACTACTGAAAATAGACAAAACGCAGACATAGATAGATCAGCTACCAAATTAGATAATACCGAACAAAGAGTTTTAGAAAACTTAAATGCTATAAATACTAGTTACATTAACGAAACAATGGCTTAAATATATATACAATGAGTTATAGACAACCAAAACAAATGAAAGACGGTGCTTTAGAGTTGAATCAAACTCTATTAAATCAGTCGCTACAAAGAAGTTCTCAAAGAGAAACTACTAGGCAAGCCAGAACTAGTCAAAACTTATCTGCTTTAACTAATGTAGCAAGTACTTTGGCCAATCAAGCAATAGCACCTAAGGCAGATGGTTTGGCTAAACTAAACAAAGACTATGCCAATGCAACTACTAAATTATATAAGAAAGTAGGTAGTACAGATTATGATACTGGATTTGAAGGAACTGATAAAAAAGCAGATGTTTTTATGAATGGTGTAATAGATGACTATTATAATATTAAAAACAATATAAAAAATATGAAAGATCCTTCTTTAGGCATGCAGGACTTGGCAAATATAGAAAACATGATTGATGAGTATGGAAAAGGTGTTTCTAACATGTTGGCTTTTAACCAAGCAATTAAAGAAGCTTCTACAGCAGATATTAATAGTGGTGGTAAATTAAGTAATGCTGGTGCACCTGCTGACCAACTACAAATAATAAGAAAAATAACAGGTGGTGGAAGTGAGTCTGAAGATATAGAGTTTAAAAGAGAAGGTAATAATATAATACTTTATGACACTAAAAGTGATACATCTCTTAATATAACTGAATTCAATAAAGCTCAAGACAGAGGCGAAGATTATTTAGTGTATGCAAAACCAACAGAAGAATTAAGTACAGGTTTCTTTGGCGATATTGTTAAAAACGAAAATGATGAGGGTGTTTATAATCCAACGTTTGTAACTACAGGTCCAGACGATACTTATAGTATGACACCAAAACAACAAGTAGATTATAAAAACAGCTTAATAGGAAATGACCCGTCAAAACCTAATGAAAAAGCCGAAGGTGGTAGTTTTAAGGGTTTGTTGCAAGGAGACGCTAATATTGCAGAAAGTATTTGGGAAGATCAAATGTTTGAAGATCCTAATTATCAAGTTAAATCACAATGGCCTACGGGTGATCTACAAGTAGCAATACCATATGGTGATGGGTTTATTGAAACAGAATTAAGTTCTGATGAAATAATAAACAATGGAACAAGGGCTAGTGCAACTAAAAAAGACAAAGATCTTTATGAAGCTTTTTATAAAGAATACTACAAGCCTTCTTTAGATTTTCTAGCTGAACAATCAGTGAGAGCTGGAGCTGCTTCAATGCAAATAACACTAGATGATCCTACAGAAGATGTCAATAAACAAATCGCGGACACTGTTAAAGACTTAAAAGTTGAAGAAGAAAAATTACCTGAAGATTTAAAAGTTAAATACGGTTTATCAGAAGATGATCAAGAGAAAATGAGATTAGCAAAAAGTGGAGACGAAGTAGAAGTAACTATCAATGGTAAGTTAACAAAGATAAGAAAAACATAAAGTATGGCTGAAGAAATTATACCAGGTTTTGAAATTGTTGAAGAACAAGAAGAAAAAGAAATTATTCCAGGTTTTGAGGTTGTGGAAAAGCAGGAAGTCGTTGCGGAGAATACTGCATCTGTAACGGCGCAAGACCAAAGCGGTACGGAATCCAGCTCGGAAAATACTTCTTTGGAATCTCAAAAGGATGAAAACGACCCTAAAAATTTAGGTAAAAAAGATCTTAAAGTAGAGAAAAAGTCTAAGGGAAAAGTCAAAGTACCAAAAAACTCTGAAAATATACCAGAAGGAAAATACGATGTTTTAGAAACTATTGATTTATCTAGTTTAAGTGATGAAGAAAAAACTAAAATACAAGACTCATTTAATACAAAAAATGTAGATTTATCTAACATAGCTGAAGATGCAGATAAATTAAAAAATCAATCTGAGCCTTTAACTAGGTTAGAAGAAGATACGAATACTGACTCGAATAATTTAGTTTCATTAAAGAAAATAAACTATAGTTATACAGAGCCAGAAACTAAAAAAAGAATAAACAGGCCAGGTGAAGATAAAGAATCTACAGTTGAAACTGTTAAAGGAAATTATTATTTAGCTTACTACAAGCAAGATAAAGACACTAAGTACAATGATAAAAGATCAAAAGTTGAAAACTTTTTAGGTAATAAAATTAAATTTCCTAGATTTGATACATCTGAAGAAATTCAAGGAACTCCAATATATCTAACTTTTGAGCAAGAAGAAGAATTATTTGGTAAAAAAGATGATGTTGTAACTACAGATCAAGTTACTATAAGAGATCCTAAAGATGAAGCTTTACCAGAATTAGTTGTTACCGCGGAAAGCTCACTTATACCTGCTAATCCTTCAGAAATTATAAATGAGATAAATGTAATTGATCAAGAATTAAACGACCCTGAGACAACTCCAGAAAGGGTAGAAGAGCTTAAAGAATTTAAAAATTCTAAAAAAACAAAATTAGTTCAAGCATACCGTAACAACAACATGTTAAGTTCTATAGAAGTAGAACAAGAGAAACCAAAACCTACAGACTGGACTGGTAAAGGTGGTTATTTTAACAATACAGATAACGGCTATGAGATCAAGACAGAGAAAGATTATGGTCAGACAGGAATATTTGGTAGAAAAAAGAAACTAGAAAAGAATATAAGAGAGTTTGAAAATTTAGACTCTGAAACTGTAAGAAATAATATTAACGAAAAGTATATAAATAATGGCATTGGTGCTATTAGAGATGATGGTGATGTTTATGTTTACAAAAACCCTGTATTTAAAGATGACGGTAGTATAGATTATAGAAAAACGTTAGAAGCTAATGGTATATCTGCCGATCAGATGCCAAAAAGAAATTCTTTTGGAGAAGTAATTTATGAAACAGATGACTTTAATAAATTAATGGAAAGAGAAGGTCTTTCTTATAAGGCTAATTTTGGAGTAGGTGGAAATGATGTAGAAGATGTTGAAGGTATTACAAACTTTATAGATAAAAACATAAGTGAATACAAAAAATCAAACAGCACCGCACCTGGAGCTAAAGCTGATAGCAGTAAAGAAAGAAAAGAAAAAAAGAAAACACTTAATCTTATAAAAGAAAACATAAACGAGCAAAAGTCTAATATCCAACAAAGGACAAAAATAATACTAGATACTTCTAAGATTTCAGAAGATATTACAAAACAAAAAACTTCATTAAGAAAAGAATTTGTAAGATCAAATGAAGAAATAAGATTAATAGAAAAAGATAACAAAATTCTTAAAGAAGAAATAGACAATGGTTCTAATGTTCAGAGTAAAAAGGTAGATCAATTAAAGAAAGATATAGCTAATAACCCAGATATAGCAAAGCAATTAACTAAAGAGTATAGAAAGTGGGAAAAAGGTTTCATGTCAGATCAAAGAGACTCTATAAAGACTTATAATGAAAACTTAGAAAAAGAAAAAAGTATATCCTCTAAATACAAAGAATTTTATGATGATAAAATACCAAATATAGAATCTTTAACAGAGGAGTACAATGCTGGAGTTGGTGGTTTTACTAAGTTAAAAGATGAGTTTGATGGTTTACTTACTGATAATGATTTTTTAACAGCTTTAGAAGGAGAATATACAGCTTCAAATTTAATGCTTAGTGGTCGCTTAGAAAAAATGTCTGAAAAATATGAAGCACAAGGAAGTTATATAAGAGAGTTGTATAATACTGTAGCAGGCCAAGTTGCGGAGACAAGTGTAGGTAGAGTTCAAGCTTTTCAATTATTTGCTAGAGGTATAAACTACCTTGGGCATGAGATATACTCAAGTGGATCTCCTGATTTCATTAAAAAAGCTTTTGGCATAAACGACAGGCAGTATAAGTCTTACAAACAGAGATTTGCTTTTGAAAATGCAAGTATAGATAATAATATTAAAGCGATAAAAGATCAACTACAACTAAGTGGTAATGATGAAAAGTTCAGTCAAGAATTTGCTCAAAGCCTTGTTGGTGGAACTATAAATTCTTTTGCTCAAATGTACGGTGCTGTCATAGGTGCTCCATTAACAGGTTTAGCTGGCGGTTATTTCTTTGGAACTCTAGCCGCTGAACAAGCTGATGCTGTTAGAGTAGAAAATGAATTTATAGCTGATCACCCTGAACTAAGCAGGTCAGAAGCTAAGAAAAGATTTGATGAAATATGGTCGCCAGCTTCTAGGCAAGGATATGCTTTAGCAAAAGCAACTGTGCAAGGTGCTTTGTCTTATGTTACTGCAGGTATAATGAAAGGTAATATTAAAATAACTGAAAAAGTAGTAGGTAGAGTAACTAACTCTGTAATGAAGAACTTGACAGGTAATGTTACTGCAAAAGATATTCAAATAGCTGTTAACAAGAAAATAGGAGATTTAAGCGCTAAAGCTTTATCTAAGTTTGGTAAAGTAACTGGATCTGGTATAGATGAACTTTTAGATGAGACTGTTCAAACAGGTGCAGATTATTTTATTACTGAGATGTTTAATAAAGGAACAGGAAACCAATTGAATTTTGAATTACCTGCTTATACTTCAGATGAGTTTAAAAAAGAAATGAAACATATGGCTGGTGTTTCTTTTTTATCAGGTAATGCAGGTGGTAGTTTTCAAGCTATGATAAATAGTGAAAAAGTATTAAGCGATTACGAAGCTAATAATTCTTTTGCTGAAAGAAAGCAGTTTGAAAAAAACATGGAAGAACTTGCTAATACTTTAAGATCTCCAGAAGATCTATCAGTAGCTTTAACACAAATAAAAGAGCAAATAGGACAAGAGGTTAATGGCGAGATATATACTCAAGAACAGTTTGATGAAGATGCTTTTGAAATGAATAAAGCATTTAGTAGGTTTAATAAAATAGACCCAAACATAAATGGTAAAGCTCAAATGGAAGTTGCTCAATTATTAGAGGCTAATGAAAAGCTAGAAGTAGAAGCAGAAAAATTAGGGCCAAACACTAACGCTAGAATAAAAAATCAAATAGAAGCTAATAACAAGCAAATTCAAGAAATAACTACAGATTCAAACAATGAAATATCTAAAGAACTAACAGCGGAAGAGCAATTAGATTTTACAGAAAAACAGTTAAAGATAGTATCATTACAAAAAATAAAAAACCTAGCTAAAGATCAAGATATATCTAAAGAGGATGCTGATAACCTACTTAATGAAGCTAAAGTAGAGGTTTTTAATGATGAAAATGTTGATGAAATAGCAGAAAAATACAACTTAAATAAAGAAGATTTATTAGATCCAGAAGGTGTTTATTTAAAAGACAAAGGCGTAATACTAATGTCTAAAACGGCTACTAAAGGTGTTTTAGAACATGAGTCTTTACATAACTTTTTAGATATAGCTTTAAGCGATCCTAAAAATAAAAATGTAGTATTCGGTATAGCGGAAGCTTTGAAAAAGCAAATGGCTGAGATAGATCCTGAGACAGCAAGAAAAATAGAAAGACAATTAGACAAGTATAGGTCAGATGAAAACTACACAGATGCTGATGTAGCTGAGGAAGTGTTGACTTATTATACTCAGCTTAAGAAAAAAGGTGCGTTTAAAAAAGGCACAACTATTGGTGGTGAAGTTAAAGCTGGAGTAAGAAGATTATTTCAAGGTTTAGGTATGGAAATAGAAATCAATGAGAACAATGTTATGGAAGTTCTTGATGATTATATTAGAAATACTGGAAGAGGTAAGTTAACTAGATCACAAAGAAAGCTAGCTAAAGGTAAAGTTAAGTTTTCTGATATAATTAAAAAGTCTGGAGACTTAATAGCATCTGAAAACGATGCAAAAGTAATACCTATAAATAAGCAATCTGAAACTACTACTGAAGATATAAAATCTAGAGACACTAAAATGGCAGCAGCTAAGCCTATAAGTGTTGATACTAAATCCATGTCTAACTCTTTTGATCAAAACATTACTGAAGAACTTAAAACAAACGAAGACTTTAAAAATAGTGAAGCTGCTATAGATGCTTTTGAAAATATAGAAAATAACTCTCAATTTGATAATTATATAAATCAACTAATAAATAGAGATAACAACTTACAAGGATTAGACTCTAATGTCAAACAAGAGGTTAATAGAAAAATAAAAGAAAACCTACAGCTTAGGGCTTTAAATAATTTTAAACCTATAGTAGATGGAAATAAAAGAAGTTTATTTAGCTATTTGTATGGTAAAGCAGATCAAAGAGGTTTAGGTGGTATTGCTCAGAAAGCTTTATTAGATGTTAAAAAAGATTATGCTACTAGAGTAGATTCTGATGCTCGTAGTATAGACAAACCAACTAGTGAAGGCCAAGCTTTTGACATTGAAGATACGTCAACAGATATTATAGCTGAGGTAGATAGAGAAGTTAAAGAACAACCTAAGTCTACATTTAGAAGAAATATAAAGAGAGGTAATGAAGAAGGTTTAACTCAAGAAGAAGTTAAATCATTTAAAGAAATATCAGAACCTATAGTAAGTAAATTACCACCTGTTAGTGATCCTAAATATAGAACAAAAGTAGATCAATTAGCAGGAGCTGAACTTAAGAACTGGGTTAAGGACAATGTATTAAAAGGCCAAGATTATAAAACTTTTGTAAAAGAAAATTATAACAATATAAGAGATTTAGATTTAAAATATCTTATTGAGCTAGATAAAGGTTTAATGAAACAAGGTAAACCTAGAATGTTCACTAAGCCTAATAGACGTTTAACAACTCAAGCTGATATAAGAAAGTATAGAGACTCAGGCAGAGCTTTTGTAGAAAACGAAGCTCAAGGTGTTATGCTTTATGATATATTAAATCCTGGTGCAGATGCTGCTGTAGATTTCTTTACAAAAGAAAAACCATCTACCGTTAGTAATAGAAAAGGTAAATTAGCTGAAGCGTTTGGTAAAAAAATGTTTAAAGACTTTTTACCTGAAAGCAGAGTTAAACAGGGTGACACTGATCAAGTGAAAGCTACATCAGCTAGAAAAACTCAAACAAGACCTGATATATTATTTGCTAAAAAACTAGATGGATTAGACTTAGATTTAGATAAAAATCAAGAAAAAACGTTTGTAAGAAGAGTTGACCAAATATTAGACAATAATCCTGGAATAACAATTGATCAAGCCATAAACTTTGAATTAAAAAAAATAGGCTCAAACAAAGGATTTGCTTATGAAAATGTAATTATAAAAAGATTAAAAGATTTAAAAATAAAAGGGTTTGTAGTTTCAGAACAAGCTGGCGGTAATAAAATTGGAATACCAGATTTTGCTGCTAAGATATTTGGTAATGATTTTGATGTAGAAGTTAAGCTTGCAAAAGCTCAATATGGAGATGTTGGTTTAACATTTAGAAATGGTTTAATAGATTTTAACGATAAGGTTAAAAGCAAAGACTATAGCTTTAAAGAAAGAATAAGAAAAGAATTATTTGCACCATCAGAAAAAGCTTTAAAAGCTTATGAAAAAAGAGCAGGTGAGCTAGGTGCTGATATGAATTTGTACAGAAGAACAGGAAAACTTCCTATGGAGATATTTTTACAGTTAGGTCAAGGATTAGATGCCAAAGGCATTGCTAAATTAAAACCTAAATATAAGTATTTAAAAGAAAAATTTCCAAATGGTATAAAAGGAGAAGGGCTTCAAAAAGCGGTGACTCAAAAAGCTGAGTTTGATATAACACCAATAAAAGAGATTTACGAAAATAAAACACCACCAACTAATTATATACAATTAAAAGACAGTGGATTATTTTTTATGGGTAAAAACCCTTTAGGATTACCTTTACCAGAATTGACAGGCAATGTTGATCTAACGATGAGAATTTTTCCTAGTAATAACGTTGGAAAAGATGGAGTACCTACTACTACTGTTAACTTAAGAATATTACCAAGTAATTTAAGAAATATTCCTAAAAGTGATTATACACTAGATAGTGCTTCAAGTGTTTCTTCTTTAATGAAGACAGAAGCTGTTAAAATGCTAGAGGCTAAAGTTCCTGCTAAAGAATCAAACATAAAAGAATTATCTAACGAAGTTGTTAAGTTTAGTAAAACTGAAACTAATGACGATATAGTTAACTATGCCGCAACAGTTGATGAAGCTTTAAGGCTAGCTAACTCATTAGATCAACCTGTTAAGAAAATTAGAGTGTTTGACTTTGACGATACACTAGCAATAACTAAATCAGATGTTTTATTTACAGCTCCTGATGGTAAAGAAGGTAGACTAAATGCTGAACAGTTTGCAAAACAAGGTGCTCAATTACTAGAAGAAGGTTATGTGTTTGATTTTTCAGAGTTTAATAAAGTAACTAAAGGAAAACCAGGTCCATTGCTAGATATAGCTAAGAAAATACAAGCAGCAAGAGGAACTGAAGACGTGTTTGTATTAACTGCTAGAAATCCTGCTGCTCAAGTAGCTATAAAAGAGTTTTTAGATAGCCAAGGTTTAAATATACCATTAGACAATATAACTGGTCTAGGTGATTCAACTGGTGCTGCTAAAGCAAAATGGATGGTTAATAAAGCGGCTGAAGGTTATAATGATTTTTACTTTGCTGATGATGCATACCAAAACGTAAAAGCTGTTAGAGATGTAATGTCAGTTATAGATGTCAAGTCTAAGGTTCAACAAGCTAGAATTAAGGAAAGTAAAAAGCTTAGTGATGAATTTAATGATTTAATAGATGAAACTACAGGCGTAGATGCTTTTAAAGAATATTCAGCTGCTAAAGCTAAAACTATAGGAGCAAGCAAAGGTAATTTTAAATTCTTTATACCTTATTCTGCTGAAGACTTTTTAGGTTTAGTATATCCTACTTTAGCCAAAGGTAGCAAGGGAGATGCTCAAATGGCTTGGTATAAAACTAATTTAATAGATAAGTACACTAAAGCTCAAGAAAATCTATCTACAGCTAGATTAAACTTAATGAACGATTTTAAACAGTTGAAAAAATCATTAGATGTTCCTAAAGATCTTAAAAAGAAAAACTCTAATGGATTTACTAATGAGCAAGCTGTAAGAGTTTACCTTTGGAATAAAGCAGATGTAGAAATACCTGGGTTATCTAAGAGAGATTTAAAACAACTTAGTGACACAGTGCAAAACAATCCTAAACTTAGAGAGTTTGCTGAACAGATATTAAGTATAACCAAAGGTGATGGGTATGCTATGCCTGACGCTAGTTGGTTGGTTGGTACTATAACAACTGACTTAATAAACTTAATTAATACAGAAAAAAGATCTAAGTACCTGACTGATTGGCAAGAGAGTATAGATGCTATATATTCTAAAGAAAATTTAAACAAGCTAGAAGCCATCTATGGTACTAAATATGTAGATGCGTTAACAAACATGTTAACTAGAATGAAAACTGGCAAGAACAGATTAACTAGTGGTAGTAAAATAGAAAATAGAATACTAGACTATGTAAACGGATCTATAGGTACTATAATGTTCTTTAATACTAGATCAGCTGTTTTACAAACAATATCTTCTATAAACTTTGTTAACTGGAGTTTTAATAATCCTTATCAAGCTGGTAAAGCTTTTGCTAATCAAAAACAATATTGGTCTGATTTCAAAGAGCTAATGAACTCTGATTACTTGTTAGACAGACGTAATGGTCTAAAGCTTAATATATCTGAAAGTGAAATAGCTGACGCTGCTGCGACTAGTAAGAACAAAGCTAAAGCTGCTATTAATTACTTATTGCAAAAAGGTTTTTTACCTACTCAATATGCTGATAGTTTTGCCATTGCTTCTGGTGGCGCTACGTTTTATCGTAACAGAATAAAAGATTTAGTCAGCAAAGGTATGACAGAGGCTGACGCTAAGAAACAAGCTCTTATAGAGTTTAGGCAAGTGGCAGAAGAGTCACAGCAGTCTTCTGATCCTAGTAGAATATCTCAACAACAAGCTAGCAATATTGGTAGATTAATACTAGCTTTTGCAAACACTCCTATGCAATATGCTAGAATACAAAAAAGAGCTATACAGGACTTAATTAACGGTAGAGGAGATGCTAAATCTCATGTTAGTAGAATAGTTTATTATGGATTTGTTCAAAATGTGATATTCAATGCTTTACAACAAGCTGTATTTGCTTTAGGTTTTGGTGATGATGATGATGATGAAAAAGAAGAAGCTAAAAATAAGAAGTATTTAAATGTAGCTAACGGTATGCTAGACTCTCTACTAAGAGGTTTAGGTATTGGAGGAGCAGCTGTTTCTGTAGCTAAAAACTTTTTAATGGATATTTACGAAAGATCAGGAAGAGACAGGCCGGAGTATGTAGATTCTGTATGGGAAGTTACTAGGTTCTCACCGCCTATATACTCTAAGTTATCTAAATTAAAACAAGCTGGTTGGCAGTTTGATTCTAAAAAACGTAGAGAATTAATATATGAAAAAGGTTTTTCATTAGACAATCCAGCATATGAAGCAGCTGCTAAAGTAGTCTCTGCTACAACTAATGTTCCTCTTGATAGAGTCATGTATAAGATAAAAAATATTGAAGGAGCTTTAGATGAAGATAATGAAATTTGGCAGAGAATAGCTATGATGGGTGGTTGGCCTAAGTGGCAATTAGAAGATCCTAAAACACCAGCTACGCTTACTCCTGAAGAAAAGACTGAGAAAAAAGCTAATACTAAAATAGAAAACTACAAGAAAGCTAAAGGCTCTAAAGATTATGATACTATTAAAAAGCTTACATCAGATCAGCAAATAAAAATGTTAAAAGGATTAGGTTTTGGAGAATATACTATAAAGAAAGCTAAGTCTGAAGATGCTAAGATAAAACTTATTATAGCTAAAAACAGTGGTAAAAAAGATATAGTTAATAAAAAAGAAGTTGATGCTTATAAATACAAGAAATTAAGTAAAGCTGATCAGGTTAGAAAACTAGACAGTTTAGGTTTAAGTAAAGACGAGATAAAAGCTTTAAAGTATGAAAATGATAGAGTTGAAAAACTTCTTGAATTAATGGATTAATTATGTTAGATAAATTTAATATAGATAGCTTTAAAAAGCAGAAGCCACCAAAAGATAACTCTTTAAAAACAATGTCAGAGATAAAGAAAATAAACAATATTCCTGATGACAAAGAATTTGTTAAGAAAAATGATGATGTTAGTAAAAGATTTAATGAGGTTGTTAAAGATAAAAACATAGACGTATTAATAAAAGAATCTGTACCACATATAGAAAAGCTTAAGAAGTATTTCAATAGACCTAGACCTAAGAGACTAGCTAAAGGTTTTGGAATAAAATTAAAAGATATAGAATTAAAGTCTATGAAGACACCTTCTTATCCATCAGGACATTCTACTCAAGCCTATTTAATATCTGATTATTTAAAAAGTAAACATCCTGAAAAGTCTAAACAACTAGATAAAGTAGCTAAAGACATATGTTACAGTAGAAATGTAGCTAAAGCACATTATAAATCAGATTCTAATTTTGGTAAAAAGTTAGGATTAGCTATGAGCAAACATATAAAGGAACAATAAAAGACTGGGCACCATACCCAAAGTTCCTGTAACCAAAAAAGGGGAGGTCATTACGACTTCCCCTTTTTATATTTAACACCATGGGCAAAATCCGCCCGGACATCCATCACACATAATTTATATTTTTAAAGTGATTCCGATTGAGCAAATAAAAGCTCCACTTGCTATTGCAAGAGTGTTTGGGTTGTAGCCAAATTGTTGGCCACGCCACATCATGTTTGCACCCGACATTGTCATCATGCCGATGCCTCCTATTAATGCTAGTCTTTTCATTTAATTTCACAATTATCACCTGCACAAGCTAGTTCTCCTGCAAGATCTGTTTCATCTTCTGTCTCTATGATTTTACTGAGATCAACGTCTTTCAGGTGTGTCATAGCCATATCGTATTTTACTTTGCTTATGTCTTCAAATGGAGCTTGAGTATATGTACCACCATCGTAGGGCAATACAGATAATCCATTATAATGATCTCTATTTTTCCACATCCATTTACCTGCTTGATCCCATTCTTCTTGCTTTAAGCTGACAGTAGCTGAAACATTATGAGTGTTAGATCCTTTTCTGTGACCAGGCTTAACCCACTCTGTAGCAACCTTCTTTATTCTTTCAAGTAAATCAAATGGTGATTCAGTTCTAAGTATAGAACCTTTAGGAGCTTTTTGTGGTATGCTAATCACTGCAGTATCATGAGGTCTGAAAAATTCATCTTCAATTAACTCAGGATGATTAGCGGCTAAATATTTATACATAGATTCATTTTTACCAACTCTAATTCTACGCGTATAATAATCAGCGTGCCATGCGTGAATACCAGATGAAGTTCCTAATGCCAGAGATGTTGTCCCAGCAGGCTTCACGGTTGTACATCTTGCAGCTGGATTAATACCAATTGCTTTAGCTGTCTTTGTATTCTCTCTTTTTACTATACTTGCAGCGGCCTTCATATCCAACGGCAGCACAGCGGCACTCGCGATTCCTGTCATTGATACACCTATAAGGGCGTCCTTCTCTGTCGTATCTCTCCATACATCTCTTAAATAATGAAAGTCAGTATAACCAGCTTGTAATGTACCTATAAAGCTAGCGTGCTTAACTCTCTCGTTAAAATCTTCTTGTGACTCAATATCACTAGCATTTACTTCACATAGGTTACAAAACTGAAAAGGTCTTAATGCTATTTCACAACAAGGGTTTGTGCCCCAGTCTTTGTCGTTATTAAGATATATACCTGGCTCGCCTGACCCTGATAGCTCAACACGCTTCCATAGATCCATAAAAAACTCTTGAGTTACTTTATGTCTCATAAGTACGGCTGAGTTGTTAGCTCTACCTCTTTGTGGATTTGTTTCCCACCAATTACCTGACTTGCAGCTAATCATTTCGCTATCTTCAGCAGAGAATAAACTAATTAAAGCAGCTCTACGTATGCCGCCAGCTAAAACAGAATCAGCTATATGGCAAACTATATCATGGGCTTCAACAGTGGTTAATGGTGTGCCATCATGTTTGGCGTCAAATATACCTTTAATTTTAAGTATACACTCTTTCAGTGGTTGAGGTCCTGGCGCTTTTCCACCTGATGTAACTAGTTGAGCTCCTTTTGGTCTAATATCAGAATAATCAAACTGTACACTAGAAGATCTCTTATCACCCATATAAGACTTCATAAGCACTTTAATTGCGTCAGCCCAACCTTCAATACTATCACCAATTAAAAACCTTCTAGTTCTTTTTTCATAAGGTTGATTAACTGGTGGCATTTGTTTTACATGGTGGTTCTGCACAGAATATCCAACACCTGTTCCACCCAGCAGCAAGAACATAGTTTCATGAAACGAATCAATATGATCAATCGGTAGATAAGCGCAATTATACACGCGATTAGGACTAATTTCAATCGGTTTACCTCCGAATTGTAACGAACGCATGCTTGGTAAAATCTTTTTATCATATACTAACTTATAAGCCTCATTTATTCTTTCTGCAAGCTCTGGATATTTCTTAATATGCATAGCTTTATTTCTATCTACTAGTTCCACCCAAGTTTCTCTACGATTTAACTCAGGTACAAACTTAGCGTACTTCATATATACTGTTATATCACTTAGTATTTTGTTCGATAACTCCATCTTTCTTTTCTTTTTCTAATTTTTCAGCTTCTTTTTTTAAGAACTCTATAGCTCTATCGTAGCCTGGTATTAATTTTACAGTTTCTAAAGTACCCATTGCAGTGGTACTAAGTATATTCATTTCATTTATCATTTGTTGCACAACTCTTGTTAATGCCGCAATTTTATTTTGCATTTCTAATAATGTACTTTCTTTCATCTTCCTTGTCCTTTATATTTTTTCTTATATAATATGCTAGATGTAGAGCTAGATGTTTTAGTCTTGGCATGTATGCCTTTTCTTTTAACTTTAACTCTATCTATTTTAGTGCTTAGTTGTTGGCGTGCCATATTTTTCTGAGTATTTAATTAAGTCTTTGTATTTTAAATAACCTTTAGATTCAACGCTCCAGTCTATAAACTTTTGCAATTGTCTTTCAGCATATTTTCTTCTTGCTAGATCTTTCTTTTCCCAAGAATTAAGTTCACGGTTTCTTCGCATTCCTTTTGATTTTGAGGTTTGTATAACGTAATATTCGGTAAGTGTTTATGTACATAAGCTTTAAATAGCTTCCAACGTATGGGAAAAGACTCATTAGGACGTCCTTTACATTCAATAATAAAATTATCTCCCACAAAATCTGGAGTATACTTAATGTTAAGTATTTTTTTATTACCTCTATTGCGGTATTCTCCTTTACCGTTTCCTTGTCTTTCATATGCTTCTTGTTCAAAGTTAAAAGAAGGGACAAGCTCGTAAGTTTGTCCCTCATATTGTGACTTTATCTTAGCTTTTTTAAGCGCTATGTACATGTGTTTTTCTAGGCCTGATTGAAATTTAATTCCATCATGCTCTACTTTCTTTGATCTTACCGGACCTTTTTTCTTGCTATATCGGCGTCCCATAATCTAAATCATCTGCGTGACTAGGGTGTGGTGGCCTAAAAGATTCATGTAAAGGTTTATTAACACCTAATATGTTTTCTTTGTCATCTTCTAACAACTCTTCACGTGCAGCTTGAATATAAAGAATAGCATCCATAAGCTCTTCTTGTATATCATTTAAATAACCAGCTAGATCTTTATGTTTACCAGTTCTTTCACTGTGTAATGTTCTACCGTATTTAGCATAGCCAACATCAGATCTTGATACAAACTTATCCACAACGTTCTCAACGACTGGATCTCTGAATTTAATAGTTCTACTTTTCATCTTTAACAAATGTTCCGTTAACCATTTTACCAGTACGTTTAGATATAACTTTGTATGCTTCATCAATACACTTTTCAATAGTTGTACCACCAAGATGTGCCATATTAGTTAATACTACAACCATATCGCCTATAGCATCTACAAATTCAGCTTTATCGTCTTTCAATACTGCTCTACCAAGCTCTCCAGCTTCTTCCATTAACTTACAAAATTGAGTTTTGGTATCACCCTTAGTATACAGACCTCTTTCTCCAGCCCAGTCTCTTATCTTTTGAAACCTTTCACTATCAGATGAATCATATCTCCAGTTGCCATTACCATTAGCTCTAGTTGTCAAACCATCTAAATAAACTTGATAAGCGTCTTTACCAAATGGAAATCTTTCAGCTGCTTTAGCATGGTCTTCAACTTGAAAGTATTTAGCAAATGCTTTGTTGTATATATAAGATCTTTCTGTAGTATACATGGATGTCTTGACATTATCCATTATCCAATCAATTGTGTGCATATTGATTTCAAATTCACCATGCATTGTTTCCCATGTTTTACCCATCATATCCATTAATCTTCCTTTTAATTTAGATACTGGCACTGGAAACGTGCTCGTCTGCTCTGTTGCGTTTATGTACATTTTATTTAATTTAATTTTATTAATATATAGATCTTTATACTTCTGCCTGTCAACTCGATAGCCGTAAGACTGTTGAAGTTCTAACTCGCGGTCAGATATATAGTTTATATCTGTACTTTGCTCTAGAACTTCTATTTCGTCTAAGTCGTAACCTTGTTGTTCGACGACTCTGCTTATAAGATCACGTGTAACACCTATTTTTTTACCCGGTATATGGTATAAATAATAATTTATTTTATCCATATTGTTTAGCTCTAGATGTTAGTGTATTTTGCTCTGGTAACTGATCGTCATAGATATGTAGGTTATGTGCAAAATGATAATACACACCAACCTTATATCCTGTACGTTCTGAGACCATCTCTTGCAGTTTACTGAATTGATATTGATCATTACAGAAACCGAACCAAAGATCGTTAGAACGCATCGTAACGCACATATCAAGCTTGTTATCTATAACTGTAAATTGTACAGCATAAGTACAAGGCGTATCGTGTCTGTACCTGTTCATTTCTTTACCATCATATATAGATACACAGGCTTGTCTTGTGTCGGGATTTTCTTTTAACATAGCTACAACTTTATCTAGTTGATAACCTCTTTCCCATTGATAACCATAGTTAGAATTAACTCTACCATTACCATCAGCCATATCCTGCCATATCTTAGGTATCTTACCATATATTTCACCAAGCTTAGCTGTAGATGGATCACCTGATAAATACCATTGCCATTCAGCTTCTGCATATTCAACATTGAAGTTTCTAGCTTCATTAGTTATTATGCGATCAACTGGGTTTAATATTGTAAAGCCTTGATTAAACATAGCTTTAGTATTACCAAAGTTTTTACCTTCATATGGTATTGTACCATAATAAAAGTCAAAAGCTTCGCTTGCATTTTTAAATTTATATTCTCTCATATATTTATTATCCGAATTGTATCGTATTTAGTTTGTATGTTTGTCATAATAAAACTTATAAAGCTCAAATATCTTAGGCCATAATTCATTAACACCATAATGTTTAGGTGATAAAGTTGTTTTACCATTTACATTAACTTCTATATAACAGTTTTTATTTTTTTCTCCTTTAGCCGCAGCTATAGGGTATATTTTTATTCCATGTCTTAAACACCATGAGTAAATTTGTCTTAACTCTTTGCTCCACGCCGGCGGTTTCCAGTCTACTTTCTTTATCATTCCCAGGGCATAGCTTCATCAAGGCCAGGTACTTCATGAGGTATAAAACAACCTGATCTAGGTTCCCAAGTGAAATAAGCTTCAGCGCCATTTTCACCTAAGTTTTGAAACTTACATTTAAGTACCTTAACTTTAGTTGTTTTATTATCATAGTCACGATGAACAAGTAAACCATGATAACTAGCATCGTACCATTCACCACCACCTTTTATATTGTACATCGTTGGTTCTTCAATTTTACCATCTTGTGTCTTATACATTTTAGTTGGATGTGCTACTATAAATACTAGTACATCGTACTTTTTAGCAAAGGTTTCAATCTTAGTTAAGTATTCCATTGTATAGCGGTTAACGTCTTCAGTATGTGAATCAACGTCTCTAACCTTATTGTATGGATCAATAACTAAGCATTTAATACCTTTACGTTTAACTAGCTCAGCGCCTTTACGTAAAACAGATTCTAAAGTATAACGCTCCATATCAATAAAGAAAAAGTTATCATTAACATGATTAGCTACTTTATTCCATTTTTCTCTACCAATATCGCCTTTGTTAGGCATATCACCCCATACTTTACGCATAAGCTTGTGCGCGTGTAAAAACGTAGGAGCATTTTCAGGAGATGCAAACGCCGTCTTCCATTCATACTCTCTGTTATAGCCTACAACCATTTGATCTACAAAGTCTGACTTACCTGAACTAGGTATACCTGTTACAGTTATAAACTGCTTAGTATACGTAGAAAAAATGTTATCAAAATTAGGTAAACCAACTTGATAACCACGTTTAAAACCATTACGAACAAAGTCTGTAACTTCATCTTCAATGTCTTTAAATGTTGTAACGTTTTCTAACGGTACAGGTCTTGCATCTAAGACTCTAGACTTTAATTCTAAAGCGCTGTATTTAATTAGATATTCATTAGCATCTTTACAGTCATCAAATGATGCTAAATAACAAACCTCAGCACCAAGACGTCTTACAAGCTCTGTTTGTAACGCAATACCTGGTGGATCATTATCTACCGCGATGATTATCTTTTCTTTGTCTATAAAGTAATCAATACAATTATCTAAGTAATCTAAGTTATTACTATTTAATGTAGCGCCGTTTGGAACTGATATAGCGTTTGTAATACCAGCTTCGTGTAAAGCTAGTACATCCATTTCGCCTTCAACTATAATACATGTATCATGTCCTACAGTATTATCTATATTGTAAAATACTTTTTCTGCTCCTTTATATAGCTTAAAGTTTTTACGTCCATCTCTATATTTAACATTAGTTAGGTTTCCACCTACATAATAATTAAACTGAATAGTATTCTCGGGTTTACCGGTCTGTGGCATAAACTCTTTACCTTCACCTACACCAACCTCATCTAAGGTTTGTTTAGATATACCTCTTGTTTTAAACCAATCAACAACTTTAGATTCAACTGGTTTATGTTTTACTTCAGGTAATACATACTCACGTTCAGCTTTGCCTTTGCGTTTAAACGTATGTAATTGGTAAGATTTATCACAGTTATGGCAAGTACCGATACCACGTTCCCAGTCATAAGAAGAGCATTTAGCCTTCTTATTCTCAGGTTTCCTAGAAGATGAACACAGGGGACAAATCCCCTGCGTTTTACCTACTTCTAAGTCGTGCTGATTAAAAGTTTCAATTAAGAAACCATTTATTTCTTTATCTTCGACTTGCATTTATTATATTAGATTAAAATGGTAGATCTGGTTCTACTTTCGCTTGTACTTTAGGTGCAGGAGCTTGTCCACCACCCTCATAAGGTATCTTGTCTGGAAAAGTACCATTAGTCCAGACTACTTTACAATTACCAAGATATGTTTTAGCTATTTTAGCTTCTCTTTCTTCTTTAGACTGATCTATACAAACCGGTCCTTGATTTCCAAACTGATCTGGCTCATCATTAATTGTAATCGTAATAGGTAGGTATTTACCTTTCTTGCCTTCGATTATTTTTGATTTATCAATTGCATTTAAATTGATACTTGTTTTTATTATTCCTGCCATATTATAGGGTTTTATTTATAAAATAATTACTAGGATCAAAATTTTCACTGTTGTAAAACAGATCGTATATTTCAGAAGCTTTTTCAGCTTTATCTGCTCCAGTTTTATAAAATTCTTGTGAGCAGTCAAATATACCTATTTGACCCGTGTTTTTGTCGATAGCTATAAACAACATATCATAACCAAATAACTGGCTGTATATGTAAGCTTGACTATCGTAGTTGTACTTCTTAGCTGACCAATGAAACTTCTCTAAGTCTGATGTAGTCTTAAGATCAACAACTAGTTTTTCTTTGTGGTTAACAATATCTGCTTTACCTTTCCACATGTTGCCATATACTTCAGCAACACCAGGAACTTCAAAATCATTACCATCAGTATGTATAAGTTCTCTGCATATTTTATTATTCATCATCTTATCAACTAATGCTTCTGTTTTATCAACCTCATGTTGTAATAAACAAACTTCTCCATTTGTTATTTCTTTGTAAAGCTTTGTATTACGTGATGAGGCTTCAACTATTTTGAAGTTCTTTATTTTTTCAGGTTCTAGTATTGCAGTATGAAAATAACCACCAATAAGAAAATGAGGAGCTTGAATAGATGGCTCTTTAAATCCTAGTGGGTTTGTCATAAGTGTTCTTATATCTGAGTTAGATATAAACTGCTTACCGAACTCACCATAGTAATGCTCGTCATCTTTTAGCTTCTCTAGTATTTCTTTTTTATTTTTCATAATGTAACTAACTCTTGTTCTTGCTCTTTTGTCAAATTATATTTAGATTTTATTGCACTTACTTGGCCACCGCTTTTAACATATTCTTTAGCTTTTATTAACTGAGCTGTTGAAATAGCTTTTTGAGTTATTGTTTTATTTTTACCGTGTGTATTAGTGGCATCCGAATCTTGAGTATCATCAATCAAGAACAAATTGCCTAGCGCATACTTCTTACCATAAGAACTAGCTGCACCATATCTTTGTGGCATCTGCATACCTTTCTGATCTAAGTCAACACCTACAATAGCTACAGCTTCAGCGTGCTTATGAGAACCTAAACCTGCATCGGCTTCGCCATTCATAATTTTAGCTGTTACTTTAAGTACAGCAGGATCAAAAGATATTAGCTCTTCAGTGATCGTTACTGCAACGTCTAACTCCTTTAAAAAGGGTTTTGTAGCTTCTAGGATGTCTTCGGCAGATCGGAAATAATACTTGCCGAATGAGTTAAATCTACTCTTCTTCGATTTAAACTTTGTTTGAATTGTGGTTAATTTTTGGTATATTGTCATATATATATAATTACAGGTTTATATTGTATTTTACAGATAATCAAGCACTTGCGAGTGATCTACATTATCTATAAGTTTTTGTACTGCTTGTTTTTTAAGCTCTGATACTCTTACATATGCAGAGATGCCTTTAATCTCTAAAGCTGTTGCTATTTCATTAGCAGACCATTTTGGACCATCTAAACCATAACTCTTGCTTAATACTAACATTTCATTAAAATCAAGGTATTTAGTTAATAAACTCATAATGTAAGAGTTTAGTAAAGTTTCATTGTAAGGATCTGATTTATCAGGTATTTGATAAACCATATCTTCGTCGTTAGTTACAGCATCAATACTTAAAAATATGCTATTAAAGAACATAGCAACCATTTTTTTATCTTTGCCTCCATCTTTTCTTATTTCATTTAGTTTATGCTCTGGTATTCTCATTGTACCTCTATTTGTATCTACAGCTCTACGTATACCACCTCTTATTCTTTTAGCTAAAAACGATTTTAAAGTTTTCTCAATGTCTTCAGATTCAAATAATCTATTTCTATCTATTTTATCTACAGCTTTGCATAACTGTAAACTACCTTCTTGTATTATATCATTAATAGACATAACACCTGAAGCTTCTTGAGAAGTTGCGAATTTTCTACCTATATTTTCTACTAATGGTAAGAATATTATTTTTAATTCTTCAGAAGTATAATCTATAAATCTTTTATTAGGTATACTTTTTATTACTCTTTTAATATCTTCTTTGTATCTAACGTAGTTTTTTACATTATATTTTTTCATGTTGTTTATTTAGTAATTGTTTTTCTTCTTTAAGCTCTTCACTCATATGTCTATAAATAGTTCTAGTTGTACATTTCAATACTTTAGCTATTTTTTTTACTGTAATCAAACCGTTTTCATGTATGTATAACATGGCTTCGTATACATCGTCCTCTTTGATACCTTTACTACCACCTATTATTTTACCTACTATTTGTAGTTTTTCAACAGTACTAAGACCAGATGAGTCTTTAAATACTATTTTACGTAGTCTGTTTTTTGGCGGTTGATCAAGATCTTGTTTAAACACATCTTCAACCACTTGATTAATTAGTTTATTTCCGATGTTAAAAGTTACGAATCCATTTTCTTTGTATATAATATACTCTGCTAACATCTTAAATTTACTTTTATCTAAATTATGATTTAGATACCATAAAGTTAACAAATGCCATTTTAAAGATCTAATAGTATTTATTTTAGCTTTATTATTAAACAGAGCATAATACCCATGAGTACCATCAGCATAATACCAACCCCAGCTATGGCTAGATGTTGGTATATCTGAAGAATACCTACGATATATAATTCTATTTTCGTTTAAATATTTTAAGTTACGGTGTGACATTTGCCCCTTACTCTATATCTTTACTACCATGTGTCACACTGTCTTGCAACGTTTTAAATATCATATCTTCTGCTTCTATATATTCTTGAAAAGAATTAAATATTGGTTGTATTTTATTTGTCATAAGTTATTTAAATGTGTTCTATATTTTAATAATTGTTGTCTTTTTTCTAAGTTAACTACTCCTGTTGCCATAGCATCATTGAATATCTCAGTTTGAAGCTGTGCCATACGATGTTCTACATATCTTCTATGTGATAAACATCTACGTTTTTTAAGTATCTCTTTCATCGTTCCCAGCTATATTTAGTTTTATCTCTTATTTTATTTAGCTTATCAATTAGTTTGTAAGCCACGTCTTCGCTGATCTCATCAGCATAAAACATATCATATATTAATCTTCTCATATTTTTTTAAATTGTAAATCCACCCTCGTCTTCTAAACAATCACCGCATATATCGCAGTAGTCGTAGTCTTCTTGGTTCATAATTTTATTACACATCTCGCATGTAGGCTTGCCCCACGATTCTGTAGAGGCAAGACCTGAGTAGTTGCAGTTATTGTTCATTGTATTATCCCTGCTTCTAATAGACGTTGTGCATTTCTACCAAACCAGCCTTGCAGTTTATAAGCAAGACCGGTGTCGTGTAAATGTTGCCAAGCATTTATTACTTGTTCTTCTGATTCAGCTGATATAAAACCTTCTGCCAAACCTGTTGCTTCATAATCACTCATAATTTCTTATTGCTTTATAATGTGGATGTCTGTAACTACCTGCTTTAGTTCGCTCGAAGTATGTAAATGTAGCATACTGACCGATGTAGTCGTGTATATTTTCTAGCATATTAGCTAAGTCTTTGTAATTGTAGCCTTTACCTGGAGGACAACCAAACTCATTACCTTCATAATCTTGCATAATAAACTTACCAAGAGTACCTTCGCGCTTGCCTTTACCTATCTCATAGCCAACAATTGTAGCTTCTGCATCGTGAAAGTCTTTAAACTTCATAAGATCCCATGATCTTGTACCTTTGTATTTACCTTCAAATGATCTGTATATACTGCCTTCATAACCTAGTTTAAGGTTTTTCTTGTGCATTTTAAGAGCATCGTCAAAGTCTAATGCAACTTTAGTATCAACTCTACGTAGTATATGATTCCATTGAAAGTTTGATATTGAATTTATATAATTTAATCTTGTAGTATAATTAGCTATTGTCATACTAGCTACATCATAAATGTGATACTCTACTAGCTCAGCCGCTTCAACTCTATCATCTTTAGTTGGTTTTTTCTTTTTAACAAGAGATATAATCTTTTCAAAGTCATCTTTTAGTCCGTGATTGTATAGCTCGCCATCAAGCACAGCTGTAGGATTTTTTGCAAAGAAAGGCTTTAAAGCTTGTTCAATATGTTCTACATTCATAAACTGATTATCAGCACGAGAGAACGCGCCTTTGGCAGTAAATAGACAACGTACACCATCTAGTTTTGGTTGTATGTATGCAGGGTAATCTGCTTTATCTTCATTATACTTATGCGCTAGCATTGCTTTAATATTTTCCTGATCCATTATTTAATTTCTTGTTTATATTTTTAATTTTCTTTTGTATTACTGCAGCTTTTTCATACTCTTCTCTGTCTTCGAGAATCATCATAATTGTCTGCATTTTAGCTAATTCACCTACTAGTTTTTCTTCTTCATTAAGTTCTAGTTTGTCAGTTATGTCGTCAACAACATAACCATCTTTAGCTAATTTCATTATTTGTTGAGCATACTCTCTGTCTGCTTCTTCTTGCTTTTCCATTATTCTATCGAACAACAAGTCAGCTAGTCTTTCTATTTCATCTTCGTTCATCATAATAATATTATCCGTTAGTTATCGTATTTAGTTTGTAATTATTTAACTAGCTCTAAGTTTAGTTCTTTAGCAGCGTAGTTAATGTGTTTTTGTGTAGTAACAGACCACCAGCCAAGTTGTTTTAAATGTGATTTATGGTAGTCTTTATCGTATATTATAGTTGCAACATGAGTAGAATAAGACCATATCTCATCACCATGTTGTCTTAGGTTTTGTTTATATTTTTCAAATGTTCTCATACCACGAAAAGCCCGTACCGTCACCTGTGGGCTTACGCCGAAGGGAAAGTACGAGCTAACGTGGAAACTAAACTACTATTAACTAACTAACAGTTTCTTCAATTTCTTCGGCTTCTAAGCCATATTCATCTTTTAATTCTTGTATTTCAGCTTTAGTTAAACCATAGCCTTCTTCATCATTGTTTTCAACAATGTCATCGATATTTTCACCGAAATATTCTAGCATTTGATCGTCCATATATAAGTCGTCCCACATGTACTCATCCATATGTAATAGAGTTTCGCTACCGCCATTGTATTGAATTTCTTCCATAACAGCAGATGCTAAGTCAGATTCATAATAGTATACATTTTCACATATGTTTATATCTTTTAAACTATGAGTTAATACCCATACATCATAGCCATCTACAGTAGATTCATTGTAGCAGTACAAGTCGCAGCTATTATCAAAGCTGTCAGTTACTTCTAAACCAAGCTTTTGCTTAGCTATTTTTATCATTTTTTCTTCAGTTAGTGTCATATTATTTATTTATTTTCGTTTATTTTTTTTATTGTGTAAAGA